CGGTCGGTTGTAGCAGGAGAAAGATTCGAACTTTCGACCTTCAGGTTATGAGCCTGACGAGCTTCCACTGCTCTATCCTGCGATATATTTTAAGTTGAAAAACTTCTAACAAAAAAGTCCCACAAACTCCTTCTCTCTCGAACTCTCATTTGTGGGACAAATGTTTCACGAATATAACAATTCTCTTTTTCAAAATTAAATTGTAGTGAAACTTTTTGTGGGGGTGTTGAATCTCTCGATTCAGTTATATAAATATAGACAACATTTAGAAAAAATCAACTAACAGAAAAATATTTTTTTAATATTGTCCGTAGATTCGATTCCAAACCTAATTTTTTTGTTTCTTTAAAGGTAAAGTATCCGCATTTACTATGCTCATGTCCATCTGAGGCTGCGTCCAAATCAGGTAATATCTCATCACTCAATTCAGAAATGAAAACATAAATGAAATCTTTATCTGATTTCACTTCGTTTTCAATGACAGGAATGGTACCAATGAAATCAATATCGGTTTCTGACAATTCAAAGTCAGTCTCCTCATATAGTTCACGAACCGCAGCCTCTCTTGGAGTTTCCCCCCGTTCGATTTTACCTGTAGGAATGAACCATTGATTTGGATGAGATTGGTTTTCATTACGTTTACATAACAAAAACTTATCTCTGTATTTTAGTATTACACCTGAGTACATTTTAACTTAATTTGTATTTATAATTATGGATGTTTCAATAAATAATCACAGATTCGAAGTTATTACTTTAATTGACCCACTTTCTCAACAAATTGGAATGATGGGTAAAAGATTTTCACATATCAAACAAGGTATGTTATTTCTAATGGGAGGTAAGGAACAATGTTTTTGGATGAAAAACTGTATCATTCCGTTGGATATTATTATAATAAAAAACAATGTTATTGTCAACATCCATCACGATTGTCCTCCGTGCCAACAGGATGATTGCCCCTCTTTCTGTGGTAACGGTAATATTGTGTTAGAATTACGTGGAGGTGCTTGTTTGAAGTTAGGTATCAACCCAGGAGATACTATCAATTACTTGTTTTAGACAATTCAATCTTTTCTTTTAATGTCTTCTGAAATTGATTCGCTATCATCTTAGTGAACTTAACAGTTGGCGAATCTTCAGATTCTCCATATCTTGTTCCTCCGCTTGGAGGTCTTGTACTTCTTCCAAGATAATTCAACCCTGAAATGTTTGTTATACATTTGTGACCTCCTGAGTTAGCCTGTATCAAGTCCCAAGCATTTACGCCGATTTTATCCAAAATATTCATTTCATCTTCAGTCAAACTTTTGAAAGATTTTTCCATCATGGCTCCAATCTTATCTAAGATTTGCTCACCATTGTCCATGAACATTATTTTTTCACCGTATAAGGCTTTGAAATCTTTGAATGTAAATCCAATACTTTCAGGTCCCACACTAGTTTCACTCACCCACTTTATTGTTGAAAGTGGAACGGTTTTCTGTTTTAATTGATCTTCCCATTTACTCAAAACTTCTTGAGCAATTTCCCCCAAATTAACTCCTTTAAGTTCCCTGTCTTTCTTAAACGGATTACAGGATGCTTGAACGAGTCCCATAGGCCATGCCATAATTAAAAAGTCTGCTTCAGGATTATTTTTATACGGAGTATATCTATCATAAGAACCTGGCTTGAACATACTACCTCCACCATATTGGAAAATAATATTATCAGTTACCGTTGGGAAAGATTTCATTTGTTGAGTGTAATCTTGAGCATTCTTTTGTAACTGCTCAGGTGATGCAGCACTTGTAGATTTCATCCAAGATTTAATGTTATTTAAAATAGACAATAACGAGGGTTCGGAGTCCATTACCAACATTTCCAAAAACTCTGGTTTATTTTTAAAAGCCAATAAAAGTTTGTTGATAACTAAACCCAATAACATTTTGTTGGATTGAAGTGATTTTTCTTTATCGAATCGATATAGATAATTAACAACATCTTCAGGTGTTAAGTTTTTTCTGGCAAAGTCCGCAGAGTCAACAGTGCTAATCAATAAAATGTCGGATGATGGAAATAATTCTTTTGGTGAAACAATCTGAGAAAGTGTTTCTACGTTTGAACGTGATTGTCTAAAAGAGGTAGATTTGGTATCTTCGGCTCCTGCCTGTCTATCATGGTGGTCGGTATGAATTACAAACATTGGTTTACCATGGGCAAAATCAACAAGAACAGGCATTGTGTCTCCTTGAGCGTCATTCTTCTTCACTGCAAATTCCTTATCTCCATATTGAATGACATGGGTATCAACAACTTTGATACCATTGTCTTCCAAATACTTTTTCATGGCAATGGCAGTCGTAACACCGTCCAAGTCTTGATGAAAGTAAATTTCTGCTTTGGGATATCTTTTACTTAACTCTTTTATATCCCTTATTCCGCTTTCCTTTAATATTTTTTTCATTGAAATTTTGTCAACCCAATTTAGATACTATTTAATATTTCAATGTTACGAGATATTTCGACTTATTTATCAAAGCCAACATTTCATCTCGAATATTCAACAAATCAGTATCGTATCTTGAATCAAGTTGATCTGAAAAACTAACCAAAAATTCTGTTATTCCATCCATAAAATTTTGAATACTAAGTGATGATATATCTTGAAACATAAGAGCAAATTCAGGTTCGAACTCAGGTCTTCCATATTTACCCATCATTGCTTCAGTAAAATCATCTATTAAATCTCCGAGGCCGTCATATATTTTTCCATAAGTTTTATGTTTAGCATCCCCAAATGTTTGCCAATGTAAAAACTTCCATTGTAATTGTATCTGTACTAATTTTTTAATAAATTCTTCTTTCATCTTTGTATTTTATTACATTCCTGGAATTGGGTTAATTTGACCTAACAATATGTTTTTAAGAAATTTCGCAAGAGGATCTAAGTCAACATTGTTTCTTTGCGAACTTGTTTGTGAGTTTTGATTTGATTGTTGTGAGGATCCTCGTGAAGTATCAGAAAATTGTTCGTCGAAATATTCTTTTGCTTCAGGTGTTTGATTATACTCCTCCACTTTTGTTATAAAATTTTCCTCTCCAATTTGTTTTACTAATTCTTCAGCTCCAACCCAATTACCTAAACCTATATAATCTAAGAATCCTAACCACCATTTTGAGGACTGCATCAAAATTCTTATTCTTCTTTGCTCAGGACTTCTAAAGAATCTTGGAATACCACCAAAAAATACATTAGTAAAAAACCCAGGTTTGGACATGGTAGCAGGACTAACAATTTTTTGGCTAGTTAAATATTTTTTCAAAAGTTCAACATCCTTGACAGAAGCAGTTCCTTTTTGAAAACCTTTCGCCAAAACTCCAGCTCTCTTTTGAAACATAGTTCCTTTTTTACCAGCGTTTCTCAGTAATTCAAAATAACTTTTAATAGTATTTTTCATACCCTTAAACGGACCTAAAGGAATTTCATCAATAGTTTTTATAATTTTATCACCTAAAGAACCTCCCATCTTTTGTAGAAATGTACCTATAGCGCCAGGTTCTTTTGCCAATTTTTCAATTATTTCTTGAGCAGCTTTATATTCTGTACTGCCAACAGGAGCATTTTTAGCAAGTTTAATCGCCGATTCTAACGCTTTTACAGATGGACCTCCAACTTTTAGAGCCCCTAAAACTGGTTTTGCAACAACATCTCCAGCATACGGTATTGCCCCTACTATAGTTAAAATACCAAAAAGTGTATCTCCTTGAATGAAATATGATGTGGCGTTAATAATGTCGACCACTGGTGTTGGATCGATTATCCCTAAAATATCCATTACCGTATTATACCAAGCCTCATTAATCAAATCTTCAGAAATAACTTTCCCTTTGATTATATCTAATTGTCGTTCGGTTATTATAATTTCTGCCATTAATGTTTTTCTATATAAATACTCATATAAACAAAAAAAAGGTCGTGAAGACCTTTTTAAGTTTTAGATTCAAAATCAAGGACTCCTTGTTTTTTCTGATTAATAAAATGTTGTACCCTTTTTGTCGCCACTTCACAATAATTAGGACTAAGCTCGATTCCAATCCATCTGCGTCCTAACGTTTCTGCGGCAACCAAACTAGTTCCGCTTCCAGTGAATGGATCCATAATTATATCATTCTTATAGGTAAGAATTTTTATCGCTTTAGTCGGGATGTCCATTGAAAAAGTTGCCTTTGTTTGTTGTCTTGTATCCGCAAAATATTCCCATTGACCATATACCAAACTCATAAAGTCCTTCTTATCTTCATCTTGATACATGGTTTTTTTCTTTATTGTTCCGTCTTCTTGTTCAACATCAACAACTTCTCCAACCCACTGAGGTTCCCCTTTAACTTTCTTAATCCTATCTTTCTTATAGGCAAGAATTACACATTCTTTTGGATTATAAATGTAAGGTGAAGATGGAGACATCCAAGAACCCCAAGCAGTGGTCTTACTTCTATGTGGAGCATTCTCATCAAGGTCAACAAGTCCATAAAATTTGAACCCAACCTTTTTCATCACAGACCAAAATTCAGACATAAAAAGAACTCGACCTCCTCTATCTTGGACGTTAATTTCATATGGAATATTAACAGCAATCCTTCCATCATCTTTAAGAACACGAAATGATTCACCCACCCATTCTTCTGTAAATTTCCAATATTCTTCCATCGATTGGTTATCATCATGACTATCGTAGTCAATACCGACATTATAAGGTGGCGAAGTAACAATTAAATCAATTATTGACTCAGGTAATTTACCCATCTCAATAACACAGTCTCCATTTATAATCCTATTTGTTTCTAACATCGTAATTTACCTTCGTTTCTTAATTGTTCTCTAATCTTCGTCGCAGATATATCTGAAACTTCTTGAGGTGGAATATGTTCTATAATATCGTATCCGACTCCTCTACCAAAATTAACTGACTCAATATCAGGAATAATGATAACTTTAACCCTACCTTCACTAATTAGTTCGGATAGTTCTTGTGAAACGTTATTATAAACTTCTTCTGAAGTATAAGGATTTTTATCGTCAGGTTCAATATCTCTAATACAAATAAGAGAATTTTTACCCTCATTAAGAGATTGATTCATCAACCATTTATGGCCATCATGAAACGGTTGAAATCGTCCCACCAACATAGAATATTGTTTGCCTCCTGTATTTTTTAGTTTTGGGTCTCCCTCTACGTGAATTTTTTTCATTTTTGTTTTTAATTTGTTTTTATAAACTCCAAAATTATATTTGCAGAATCTTTAATTGAAACATTCGTTGTATCAATATCTATATAATTTTCTGTTGGTGGTTCATAATCTTGTACGAAGAAACTTTCTCTACCACGTATTTCCGTTGTATGAACATAAACTTCAATAAGATTATTACCCATCTTTGATTTGAACTTATCTCTTTGGTCTTTATATGGAGACACCAACGAAACAAATAGGTGTTTACCTTTGTTATGAAGATATTCTGAGATTTGTTGCGCAAGTTCAATATTTTTTCTACGTCCAACTTCAGAGTAATCCTTATTATCAAATAAATCCCTCAAATCATCTCCATCAATATGAAATACATCCGAACCCATGTTTAACATCATTCGTTTACATAGGGTTGTCTTACCTGAGCCTGGTTGACCTGTTAACCAAATTATAGCCATTTTTTTTGTTTTAGTGTTTTACTAATTTTGTCTTTAGTTTCCTGAGATAATTTACGTCCTTTTAATCCATTACTTATTTTTAACCTAACGTCCTCTCTTTTTGATACATTATTGTCACCGACCTTACCTTTTTTTTTATTAACCTCATCACTAAATTTACGACCTGAAGCTGATTGTTTTAGTTTTTCTTTAACGTATTCTTTTTTTGAAGGATTATCAAACTTCATTTTTTCCGACTGTTCTTTCCTTTTTTCGTAAGTCCAATATTCTCTGATTCTTTCTTTGAAATCCCAACATGGATGATTTTCAGAATATAAAGTTTTACCTCCTTGACCTTCTTCAACAATTAAGTTCGCAAAAACTTTATTCTTAACTATATCCAACGTCTCAGAAAAAAATGCCACCATTTCTTTGAGTTCTTCTTTTGATGTTGTTTCGAACAAAACAGTTGTTTGTATATCATCATTCGAAAACCCGTATTTTTTCAAATGTCGTCTCCAAACAATTCCACTACCTGAATACTGATATGGGTCTTTTATAGTTTTTCCTAAATATTTCAGACCATTAGGACTTTCTTTTAGATAAAGGTAATATTTCGTTTTTTCCTGCATAATATTTTTCCATAGTTTTTTGATTTATATCTTCTTTGTTTCGGTAATAATACTCTTTTGCCCATTTTTTCTGAGCCTCTTTTGCCTGTTCCAAAGAATGATATTTCCGTTTTCTACCCATATATATATAAATATTTAACTAAAAGAAAAAAACTAAAAGAATTTATTATTTTTCTAATTTTTTAATTTTTCTATCCAAATAAAACGCCGCTTTTTTCAAGTCCTCGAGTTCTTTTGTCGGATCTTTTTTTCCCGCCCTTGCAACGTATTTAACTACGTTGAATAGATAAGCATCTTTATCTAAATTCCACTCCTCACATACTTTAATAACCTCATACGTATTATCCTCTCCACCATAATGGTTTGGATGATTTACCATTTCTTTACTCATTGTTTTTACCCCACTTTTTTCCAATGTATTCATTGTATCTATCATATTTTCTTGGGCTATATAATATCCAAACAAAATAGATATCAATGAACCATTCTATCTTCTTGAGAATTTTTTTAATTTTTTCCAAAATATTTTTCAATTGATTCAAGTCGGTCATCAGCATCTGTCAACATACGAAGTGCCTCTTCAGCATTCTCATAAAAATCTTTTGTTGAGTGATCTCCAATACCAACTCCTGTATTACCCAATAGGTCTAAAGTTAATAGTGCTTTTGCCTTATCTGCCTCAGCCGAGGTCTTTAACATTTTGATTAAATTTTTGTTCATAACTTTAATTTTTATAGTTTAATTGATTTTAGAATTTCTTCGTCAGTTTTTCCCTCAAGATATAGATTATAAATCAAGGCACAAGTAGTATCCCCGAAATATAACATTTCACTCTTGCCGTAATATTCTTTTAATTTACCTTGTTTTAAGGCGGAGATACAATGGTCAAGTATCACCAATCTCTTATTAAGACCCATTTCAAAAATATAAGAAAATTAGTTTTGAGAGTCAAAGGTATTAATTTTTTCAAAATTAACTACCTGAAAAATATAAGACATAACTTTCCTTTTGATAATCGGTACTAATGTTTCTTCAAATGGAAAATTTTGAGAACATTTGATTTCGAATATCGGTAAGGTTTTATATAATTCTGTTTGATTCCATTTTGAATTTGAGTCAATAATTTCAGTAAGTGTTCTTTCGTCAATTCCACCTTCAGATATCAAACTTAAATGCGTTCTGTTCGTAGACTTATCTTTTTTGTCAGGTTTTATCTCATACTCCCACACATACAATTTTTCTTCCGACTTTCGATAAAAAAAAATATAACCTGAACCTGATACTAAATTGTTTTTATTTTTTCGTAAAAATAAATCAATTGATTCGAATGCAATATTCCATATTGATTTGGCTATGTTGAAGGCATCAAATAGTTTTGGCCCCGAAAACTTGAGAGTTTTGTCCAATTCACTCTCTTCTTGTTCAGTTAGTTCTCTTGGTTTCTTCGGAGTTAATTCTTTAACAAGTATCTCATCATCGAATGATTCAAACTTTTTGTTAGTTAATAAAAGTGTATTCTCCTTTGAGATTGATTGAACATTTGCCAAATGCAATGATAATTCTACAAAATTTGGATATAACTCAAACTTATCAAAACTCTGGTCACATTTCTGTAGATAGTCCAACAAGGTATATTTGTTGTACTCGAAATCCAATGGTTCTTTGAACATCCATTCTGGATTTAATTTGAATGATATCTTTTTCTTTCTACCCATAAGGAAATTATAATAGTTATAAACTATTAATCAATTCTCATTATATAATATAAGTCTCCGTCAGCATAAACCTCGTGAGCTTCTCCATCGTAGGTTGCTAAGTAATGTCCATAACCGTCCATGTCAATCGCTTCTTCTATCAATGCATCGATATCTATAAATTGTTCATAGTCCACACTCAAATCGTCTAAAAACCACCAAGGATCTACTTTGACCTCACTTAACTTGGTTGCAATCATGTCATTGATTAATTCATCGGGGAATTCCCCCTGAGGATCAGAGTTTATTTCCGTAATTTCTAAATTATAATCGTCAATTAATTCTTCGAACTCAGATATTTTGGATGAATAAAAATCTTCATTCCCTCTCTCCATAAAATTTTGAAATTGTTTTATCCCATTCTCTAATCTTTCTTTTTTATTTGTAAAAATTTCAACTTGTTCTTGTTGTTTGGAAGACAACATTCTATCTTTATCATCAAAATACGCTTCAGCGTAATTATAAACATCATCATTATAATAATCTTCGGCGTAGTTCATAACTTCTCTCATGTCAAGATGACCTTTAACAAAATCTTGATTAAATACCGAT